TCTTATACTCATCATGACATACCGCTGTATATAAATCTCTCACAGTCTTATTTAACTCGGCATACTGTTCTTTTCCCTTGCACCATGCAGTTGCAAGGATCGGCACCTGCTCCTCACCGATCCTTGCATACAGCGTACAGATATACAGCCCGCCGTCCTTGGTTAAATCCATTGTTATCCCATCCAAAATCTCAGGATACTTATGTTTTGTCGCATCTCTTATGAGCCTCTTAAGCACCACCACCATCTTTTTATCTACTTCT